TGGAGTATTAGGTGTTTATTATGCAGATAAAGACCGAAATAAATTGGACGATTATGCTTATAAAATAATGATAATATCACAAGAATATAACGAGTTTTTAATGGAGGAATACGACATAAATGAGTAAACCTAAGAAAAGAGTAGCTCCCGAAGGGGCAATAAAAGTATACACTATTAAGTTCGATTTTGCACTTACGGACGTAGAGGCTAAAAGATTTATTCATAAGCCAAATGGAGAAACTTCGAAGGCATTAAAGAAGTATTTGTTTGATACCCTAACCTATGTGTGCAAACGAGTTGTAAAAGATAGTGAAGAAAAAGCAAAAGAGCTACAAGAAGAATAAAAACAATTGTAAAATTATCTTTACAAAAGACTTGACAAATAATTTATAATCGTTTACAATTATAAGTGGAGGTACTTGTATGAGTAAAAAACAGCGAATGGGGTACATTATCTCAATAGATGGAAACGACGATTTTGAGTTTAATGTTGATGATGAAATATTGGTATTTGATACTCTTGAACAAATTAAAAAGTATTGTGCTACCAATAAAATAGATATTGATAAAGTAAATGTTTATTCGATAGAGTTGGAGGCTTAATGAAATACGCTCTGTTGGATTATGACGGATATGTTTGTAAATCATTATACGCAGCTATCAGCTCAGGAGATATAACCGAAGCACCGAGAATTCTAGAAGAATTGACTCAGTCAGCAATAGATAGGACTCATAAATATTTTGACGATTTACCAATAGAAGTTATTAAGGTAATGTCTGGACATAGTTGGAAAAAAGATATCTATCCAACTTATAAAGCTAAGAGAAAGAAAGACCCTAGGGTAAAAGAATTCAGAGATTGGGTATTAGAAACTGACGGTAGTATTCTCAAAGTAGAACCTCTTGAAGCTGATGAAGTCTTAGTTGTAATGCATGACTACCTAACTAATTATAGTATCGAAGATTGTATAGTATTCTCAGATGATAAAGACTTACACTATGTTACTCTATTAAATTGTAAAATAAATACTACCGAGGAAGTCGATATTAGATATGATGAGAATAAATTATTCTGTCAAATGTTAGCAGGTGATAAAGAAGACTGTGTCGATGGCATTAATAAAGTAGGAATGAAGACTGCTGATAAGCTTCTTACGGAAAAAGGTGAATATAATTTAAACAATGTAATACAAATATATAAAGATAAAGATATAACAGAAGAAGAATGTAACAAACAACTAAACCTAATCAATCCTATTAAAAGAGAATTTTTTCAAGATACGGACAAGATGCTGTATGACATTATAGGGGCAACATTAATAAACCGAGAAATTCCAGAAAGAGAACTATTAGACACATTAATAAGATATCAACAGGAGTATATAGCTAAGGAGGTACATAAAATATATGGCAAGCAAAATAACAAAGGATAACGTTGCTAAGTTTATTGAAAAGACTAGACTTGAACACAAGCAAGATGTCAGAGCTAGGGACGTAAAAGATTACGAGACTATGCTAATGGAAATGATACGAGAAGAATTTAAGGGAATGTAATAATGAAACGAGCAAAAAATGTGATTGATATAGAAACTAAAATTAATAATGGATTAGTTGTGATTGGTTCAGATATACACATTCCTTTTCAAGATGACAGGGCAGTAGCCTGCTTTGTGAAGTACTGCAAGGAAAAACAACCAGAAGCAATTGTTTTAAATGGCGATGTCTTGGATATGTTTATGTTGTCTAAGTTTACAAAAGGCGAGGGTAGAAACCCTCTTGAAGAAATTACTATGTGCAGAGGTCTTCTTGAAATGATTAGGAAAGCATGTCCAACCTCTGAAATTTATTACGTAATAGGCAACCATGAAAACAGGTTAGAAAAATATGTACTGTCAAAAGCTCCTGAGTTAGCATCTCTTATCGAAGATGTATTTAGTATAATAAAGACCGAAGACTTTAAGATTAGAGGCTGTGCAAGTCTTACCATAAACGATAACTTCGTGTGTAAGCATGGAACATTATTAGGGAATAAGTCTGGTCTATCTGCTATAAAAGAGATGGAAAATGCTTATATGTCGGGAGCTACGGGGCATTGTTTCTCCGAAGATGTAGAAGTACTAACACAAAGAGGTTGGAAAAAGATTATTGATATAAACCCCGACAGAGACCTAGTCGGAACTTACAATAAAGAAACGGGGGCTTTTGAATATAACGAAGTCAGGGAAAAATTTGTATACGATAATTACCAAAAATTGTATCATATAAAATCTAATTGTATAGATATTATGACAACAGATAAACATGGTTTTATAGGCTACGATAGAAAAAGAGAATTAAAAGAGTTTACAGCAGAAGAATTACCTTCTATTGGAAGAATAAGTATTCCCCTTGCTTGCAAGAAGAATTTGGTTATCCCTATAAATAGCTCGGATACTGAATTAAGGCTACTGGTAAATATCTGTGCAGATGCTAGTATTGAGGGTGATAGTTTTAGATTTCACTTAAAAAAGGAACGTAAGATACAACATCTAAAAGAGCTATTGCAAGAATTAGGATTGGAATATTCTGAAAGAAAACAGTCTTGCGGTACGACCAAAATAAGAATATCAACAAAAGATAGTAAACATTACTTGGATAGATATTTCCCAGATAAAAATAAGGTTCTTCCACAAATAATTAGATGGGCAAGCCCCGACCAAGCAAGAGTAATATTAGAAGAGTACAGCATTACTGATGGTTGCAAGAATAGTGTATCGAAAAATTCTTACCAAATATCGACTAGCAAAAAAGAGGAAGCTGATATTCTTCAAGAATTATTCGTTAAGTCAGGTATGAGAAGTAGCGTATTTAAAAGAGTAACTGGTAATTACTGTATCACCGTCAATCTAAGAGACGAAACATTGATTGATGGAAAAAGGAATGTAACTATCGTTCCTTACTCTGGGAGAGTGTCCTGTGTCTCAGTGGATAATGGTACACTTGTAATTCGTTCAAAAGGGAAAACTATTATTACGCAGAACACGCACAGACTTTGTAAATATATAGCAAGAAAATCTGGAAGAAAATTTGTTTGGTTAGAAACAGGGTGTTTATGCGACCTCAATCCTGAGTATTGTGTAAATCCAAATTGGCAGGCTGGATTTGCCGAGCTTAAATTCAAAGATAATAAATTATACCATTCAAGAGTAATTGAAATCGAAAAAGGTAAAATATTAGAGTAATAAGTCTCTTAGGACGAAGGAACTACGTGGCGAATGAATATAAATGATATAGAGATAACAGATAATATGATAGATGCCGTAGTGTCAGCTCAGTTATACAGAGAAGACCCTATCGACAATTTACGTAGGGCAGGCATTCCTAAAATAACTAACTTAGAAGTCCAAGCTCTATATAAGAGGATTATAGAGTCTCCTGACTTTAATGATAAAAAGAAGGCTGCTATTGATTTGCAAAAAATGTCGCTAGTAGAAGACGACGTTGACACCATGATGTTATTCTATAACAAATTACTTAAAGACGCTCAACGAGAAGGTAAATACGAAGTAGCTGCTAGGATACTTAAAGAGATACGAGAATTGAAAGCTATCGAAAATGAGCAGATGAGGTTTGAAGTTATAATAACCGTTAGGAAACCAGACGAGGAAAAGAAGTAAAATGTGGAGAAGTTTTTGTGATAGAGTAAACGAATGCGGAATGATTGAAATAGATTGTTACGACTGCCCTTGTCTTGGCAAACTAGACGAAGACTTTTATGATAGTATAGATATGTTTAATAAAATATTAAAAATGGATATTTCGGACACTAGCGTTTTAAAAAAATTTTTCTGATATCTTGACAAGCGAATAAATTTATGCTATAATTAGAACAGTAGATATACCCCCATGGCAGCAGGAATAATATTATTTGTAATAATTACTATAACTTTATTAAAGGATTAATAAAATATGCAAGATAGATTTAAGTTTAGATTTTTTGACGTTGAAAATGAAGAAATGTATGACGTTTCTGCAATAGATTTTTTACATTCAATCGGCGAAATAGTTTCTCTTGATGGGTTGGAAACATTAATATGTAAACTTGATTTAGACAGTCTAATACCTTGCACTGGAAAAAAGGATAGAAATGGAATACTGGCTTATGAGGGCGATATTGTAGAACAAAGTAGCTTTACTGGTAAAAACGCTGATAAACATAAAAGATATTTAATTGTGGGAGATACTAGCGGAACAGGTTTTCAACTCAAACAGATTAATCCTGCTAAATACGACCATAGTTATTGGTATATAAATAGACTTCAATATGATTATAATGTTATTGGAAATAAGTTCGAAAACCCTGAATTGTTAGAGGAGTAAAATGTATTTATACCCTTATAAAATATTTACTATATCAAAAGCCAAACGTACTTGTAATGTGGAGCAAGGACGATTAAAACCAGTTGGTATATATAATGTTAAAAAAGTAAATTATAACGAAGCGAGGGAAATTGCAAACAAATACGAAGTGCAAATATCAATTCTTCTCGGAGATATTACTGACAACGTGAAACTTTTATGCTTAGACTTGGACGATTGCTTCACTTCTGATGGCAAAATAGAGCCTTTAACAAGAGAATTTCTGAAAGAATTTTCCAATGAAGAATACGAAGTATCAAGTTCTGGTGAGGGTATTCACATATATGTTTTAACTAAACTATCCTTAGAAACATTCATCGTAAAGGAAATGGAGGGCTGTAAATCCTTTGAATGTTATACTAACAAACGACATATTGTTACTACGACTTTTGATTTTGAAAACACAAACTTGCAAGTCGGCAAGCACGATAAGTTCCTTGAAAGATTATATGAAAAGAAGGAGATTAAACGTAGTCAAACATCTATGAAAGATGATGTTAAGCTTGTTTTTCAGGGCGAAGAATTAAAGGGAACTGATAAGCAGATAGAAAATCAATTGTTTTTCAGGGCTAATGGCGACAAAAGAACACCAGTTCAAGACATGTATCAGTTAAGAGGATTAGGATATAAAGACCCTATGATTATAGAATGTATAGACGCTTGTCCTAATGCAGTAGACCAATCAGCTCATGATGCTAAACTATTAAAGAAATTAGTTTATTATTTCTTAGATTTTGATGTAGCGTGGGATATGGCTAAGAAGACTAATTATTATAAAGCAAAAGACGATTTTCACAAAAAGAAATTTGATAACCCTGTGTACAAAGAAAGAACTAGAAAGTTTGTAATGGGAAGTTGGAGATAAAACAATGGGAATATCTTGTGAACAATGCAAAGAAAGAGTTGCAGAATTTTTTAGAAAAGAATTGACCGCTGAGGTGTATGAAATGTGCCTTATACACATGGTAGGTTGCGATAACTGTCACAAATTTTATTCTCGCTACGCTAGGGAAAAAGGCTATACGTTTGATTTAGCTCAACGCCTAATTAAGTTCTCTAACAGAAGAAAAGACTTGGTATCTCCACGGGCACCAGACAGGATACAAGAACTCAAAAAGAAGGCTAATAAAAAGACTGTTGGACAATTCTCTTCTTCATGTCTACATGATAGATGGACAAGAGCTGCTATCAGATACGACGTAAGCGAGCTAATGCAGGTACAAGCATTCAGAGACTTTGTAATAGAGTACGACCCCGAATACGATAGTGGTAATACTGACTTCGGAGAATTTTATAAATTCATCACTAAAAAAATATGTCAAAAAATAGATTTATTGGAAAGATGTTTAGATAAGGAATGTCAATCATGCGAAACTTAGGCAAATATGACTACATTTTTGTAGATATAGACGGAACTATAATCTACGGTTTTTATCAACAGATAATGCACCATACTTGGAACTGGTTCAGAAATGATGTTATAAGTTCTTTTCTAATGTGGCTACAAGAGAAGTGTAGATTTTATAAAGTAAACCATAAATTATTATATCAATTGATAATGGCTGATGCTTGGTACGGTTCTAAGATAGTGTTCCTAACCGTAAGAGCACCTCATTCTAGTACAATGAAAATGTTAAAAGATATTATGCAAGGTATAGAATTTGAATTAGTAGAGCAAGGTTCCGATTTCGGATACATAACGAAGTCCAATTATATTAAAATATTTAAAGAAGCAGGACATAAATGTATATTAATTGATGATGATTATAATAACAGGATAATCGCTGATGATTATGGCATAGATGTACTAGACCCTGTTGGAATGTATGAAAAGAAGGTAGGGTAGATTGAGTACTGTAACACCAATTAAATACGAATTATTACCAACTCAATATAATTTCCTCTTTGGATACGACCCTAATAAGCTAAAACAAGATACTGTGTATCTTGACGTTAGTCTATACCAAGGGGGATTTGGCTCAGGCAAGACTTTTTGTGGAAGCCTTAGAGGATTGTTATTCGCACTCAAATGGGCAGGGTGTAGAGGACTTGTAGGAGCTGCTTCTCAGGATTTACTGGACGGTACTACTAAACAAAAGTATCTTGAACACATGGAGAATATTGGGCTCAAAGAAGGGGTTCATTGGTGGTACTCAGACAGAAAACAGACTATTAATTTCATTAATGGTAGTACTATAAGATTTAAAACATTAAGCGATTGGAGTCAATTCCGCTCCACTGAGTTTACTTGGATAGAAATAGAAGAAGCTTCTCTAATCGATGAGAAAACATTCAAGGAATTAATGGCTCGTATTCGTCAAACGAAGAAAGAGACTTGGGAAGATTACTACCGATGTATGTTTATGCATACCAACCCACAAGGCAGTAGAGGTTGGATATACAAGAACTTTCACAATCCTAGAACTAAAAATAAGAACTTTCGTGCGGTAATTGCAGCAACTAGGGAAAACGTTCATTTAGGAGAAGGTTATGCTGATTTACTAGAAACTATTTACAGCTCGGAAGAAGTTCAAGAGTTGCTTAATGGTCTTGATTGTGACTACGACAATACTATTGCATTCCCTAACTTCAACCAACAAAACGTGGTCGATGATTTAAAATACGATAGTAGATATCCATTAATCCTTACTTGCGACTTTAATTACAATCCTATGTGTTGGTATCTTGTACAAGAAATAGGCGAGGGTAAATGGCATATATTAAAAGAATTAATTGATAACAACGTTACAACAAAAGAGATGTGTGAAAGAGTTTATCCATTGATATTAGAATACGGTACTAGACGACTAACAATAATGGGTGATGCTCATGGTAGAGATAGGAAAACAAACGGTTCTGATTATTCTGTAATGTTGGCATACTTCGGGGGAAAACACCTCGATTGTACTTTGAGAGTAGCAAAATCCAACCCTAAGATTAAAGAAAGATTATCAGTTCTAAGAGGTTGTATCTGTAACGCAAAAGGTGAGAGAAAATTATTTGTAGATAGTTCCTGTACAAGATTACTATACAACTTCGATGAATGCAGAAATAACCTAGCTAATGCAGGATTAAGAGAGCCTACTGATAAAGAAATACAGGAAGATGATAATAAGAGGTACCTAATACACCCTATCGACGCTATGAGTTACCCTATTCACTTCATGCAGACATTTAGAGATATTAGTAAATCTTAACATATATTAACATAGGTATTGACAAATATCTATTAATAATAAATAATATAATTATAATATAACAATTGGAGGGATAACTAATGCCAGATATCAATAGTAATGAAATGAATTCTATTGGACAGAATATCTCAGACTTAATTAATAACAAGTCAGAGACTGGAACAGTGGCAGACGAAACTCTTGAATACAAAGAAGAGTTTTACGACGTATCAAAATACAAGGAAGAAATAGGCTCTTTTATAAAAAGAAAAAGATACGAATTAGATACGTTAAGTGAAATGCAAAACACCTATGAAAACCTATATAGTTCTGTTTATGCAGGGACTGTAACATCTGATGAAGAAAGATATCCTCATACAGCTGAAATGTTCAAGGTTTATAAGTCTGCAATAATTGAGAGTTCATTAAGTGGGTATAGTGCTCTATTAGAAATCTCTGGGAGAGATGCATATTCAACTTTGAAAGTACCAGAGCTTAAAGACATTATGACTAATCAATTCAAGAGAATGTCGCTATTAGAAAAACTTTCAGGGGATACTGTTGATGATTGGCTATTAAAAGGTGAAGCTGTAAGTTTTATTAAGTTAAAGAAAACGAGGGAAGAGTATAGAACTAAGTCAACGTTAGTAGATGCAGAGACTGGTAGAGATGTGGCTTCTTTTAAAATTAAAGAATTTGTTTCCTATGAAGATATTGACATTGAACGTATCGACCCGTTAGACTTTTATGTAGATGCTTACGACTATAAAAATGACCCGAGAGGTTCTGCTAAAATAGTTAGAACTTGGATTAGTTCAAAAGAGCTTTTGACCTCAAATACTTATCCGTTCTTAACACAGGAGGATAAGGACGATATTATAGCATCAGTAGGAAGAAATGGTTCAGGGTATAACTTCCAATACGACGCTACAATGTCTTCTACAAACCAGCTAAGAAACAAAACTGATGTTAATAAAATAGAAGTATTAACATATTATGGCGATTATATTACAGCAGACAATAAAGTTCTTAGAAATATTAAAGCAGTTCTAGTTGGTGGAAGAATTTCAGATGCTAAGTATTCAGCAGTTAATACTAATAGGATTATTTACGCACCATATAAAATAGATGACAGAACTCATAGAGGCGTAAGTCCGTTATGCTGCACAGAAGTTGTTAATAGACTTGCTAACAGAGTTACTGATATGTTTATCAAGAACTTAGATGATGCTTCTAATCCTATTATGCTGTATGTCAAAGGCTGCTTAGATGCTAACCAAGTTAAAGAAGTAAGAACTAAAAGGCAATGCGAATATAATGACGTAGCTCAGCCTCCAACATTTTATGCTCCGCCTGTTGCAGCAACACAGGGTTTGCAATTAATCCAGATGATATTAGAGCAAAACAAGAATGTTTTAGGTCTTAATAAATATTTAGCAGGTAATACTGATGGAGCTGTAAGAACTGCAAGAGAAAGTTCTATTCTATTCCAGAAAGCAAATGCTAGAATGAGAGTAGAGACAGATGTGTTCAGTTATAATTATATGTTATCTTTATTCGTAGCTTTTTATGCATTTAATAGAGAGCTTGCTCTATCCCTAGAACAACCACTAGAAGAAATATATGCAGACAAACAATTAAAAGTATCTATCAGCACTAACGCTTCGAGAGCTGATAAAGAAGGTGAATTACAAAGATTGATGCAGATGTTGCAATTACCTATCGCACAGATGATATTCTCTAACCTTCAACCAGGGCAAGTAGTATTAGCGGTACGATATTTAATGGCTAAGGCAGAATTGACCGATGCTGATAACTTGTTAGAGTTAATGGATAATTCACAGAGTCCGGAGCAAGGTCCTCCGCCAGAGGTTCAACAAGTATTAAATCAAATGCCGCCAGATATGCAACAAGAAGTGGCCCAAAGAGCTAATCAAATAATGCAAGCTCAACAACAACAAGGACCACAACTATAATAGTAGTAAAACAACAATAGAACTTAACGAAACTATAAGGAGATTACCGAATGAGTGAAGAACTAAACAAAGACATTATTCCTGCTGAGGAACTAGAAGCAACAGATAAAGTTGTCGAGGAAGCAACAGCAGCGGTTGAAGAAGAACCGAAAGAAAAAGAAGAAGAAACCCCTAAACAGGAAGAGGCAGTAGTAGATGAAGAAGTTAAAGAGGACAAGCCTACCGAAGTTTTACCGGAAGGTGAAAGCGATGACGATAAGCTACCAGAAAAAACCGAAGACGATAAGCCTAAGGAAGAAGCTACTGATGCTGATGCTAGTGATGCTGTTGAGGAAATTCCAGAAACAGTAAAGGAAGAAGTAGATGTCGATGCAATAAAAGCCGAACTTGAAGAGCTGAAAGCCGAAAAAGAAGAAAGAGCTGATGTTGAAAATCTTAATAAAGAAAATGCAAGAGTCGCAAGAGAATACGACGAATTGTGTGGACAGGTTAGTAGCAGATTAGAAGCTAAGCTTAAAGAGTTAGGTATCCCTTTGGATAAAAGTATTACTGACTTAGAAGCTGAGGATAAAGCAAAGGCAGAAATTGCAAGAAAACTTATAGGAGATGCTAATGAATTAATCGAAAGAGCAAAAGTGGCAGCTACTGATTTTCTAAACAAAAAAGCACAAGATGTTATCTTTAAGAAAGCTGATAGACTACTTAGAAAATATGATGTTACAGAAGAAGAAGCTGATGTAGTAGCTAATACATTCCTAGATATCATTGCCCAATCAGGAGTAAGAGACTTGGAAGATGATTTGAGAGCTAAGGTAGAGCTTGCAGTAGCAAAAGCTAAAATGGTTTGTCAGCATGTGGCTAAGACCGCAGAAGTAGTAAAAGAAAAAGCAGACGAAGTCACAGAAAAAATTGAGAAAGTAGAAGAAATCATTACTCCCCCAAAAGTAGAAGAACCAGTTAAAGAAGTTGAACTAAAAGAAGAAAGCAAAGTTGAAGAAGTTAGAGCAGAAAAAGAACCAGCAAAACCTACCTTGGACACAGCAGAATTTGAAGAGGGAGCAGTAAGCAAGCCTCAACCAACAGCAAGCATTACAGTGGATAATGTATTGGATAAAATGGCTGCACTACCTTATAAAGAACAGACGCAATTCTATAAAGAAAATATAGCTCTTATCGAAGAAGCTTTAAGAAGAGGTGTTAAATAGATATGAAATTCAAAGATTTTATAAAGACTGTATTCCGTATTCACAAAAATGTTATTAAAGGCGAATTTGAAGAAATACAAAACTTAACCCCCACAGAAGAAGACTATAAACAAGGGGAAGCAATGGCAGATGCGGCAGTTGCAGCTATGGCAAGCGTAGGATTAGGATATACAGTTCTAGGAAAACGAATAATGGCAAAGGTCTTCGCCTATGGTATCAGAGATATCAAAGACGGAATTGAAGATAATAGTAAATTAATTATAGGACGAGTTATAGAAGAAATTAGAAATGAACAACAGCAACAACGAGAACAAAAAACAGAAGAAGCGTAAGCACTTAATAGAATGTTATGACGACATTTATATTCCAATAATATTTATATTAACACTGGCTTTTATTCTCGGGTTAATAGGTTCTAAATATAACGAAGGTTATTCAATTCCTTTAAACTATAAATATATTAATTTGAATGAGTTCAATGTGAACGTATAAGGTTTAAATCCTAAACCGCAGACTATGGCAGTATGTAAGATAATTTACGGTATATTGGTAGTTAGTCTCAATAGGTCGAGCAGGCAGAACGTGGCTCTCTGATATAAACCACAAATTAAAACTAAACAATGTAAATGTGTAATTAATTAGAAATCTAAAAGGAGAAACAAAACATGGCTTTAAAAGTTGGTGAAACAAATAATTCTTATGAAGTGGCTCTTGCCCAAAAGCTTCAATTGCAATTAACTCAGCCAATGTCTGATATTCAGACTAAATTGACTAACAAAGATTTTGAAGGCGACTTCTTTAAAATTGGTGATACAGTATCAATTGTAAAACCTGATGCAGCTTCTATTAAAGTAGAAGTTGGAAACCTCACTGACGCAAGAATGACACTAGAACAGGACATTAATTTCGAAGAAAAAATGACTTTGAAAATTGATAAATCTTCTAGATATGGCTTCTTTGTATCTGATGTTAATAAAGCAGAAGGTAAATGGAATTACGAGTCACTAGGTTTGGCAGTTGCAGGGCATAAAATTAGACGTAAGAAAAACGTTGAATTATGTGACTTAGTTGTTAATGATGAAACTATTCACAGAATTGGTACTCCTGCTGCCCCTATCGAATGTGCATCAGTAGATGATTTATATGCAAAAGTCCTTCTTCCTATGTACTTGCACTTATACAATACTGGTGCTATCGCAGCAGATGGTTCAATTCCTATGGGCTCTAACCCAGTAGAAGGTAAAGCGACTACGGCTGGTGTATTTATGCCTACTGATGGTATCGCAATGTTACTACAATCTAAATACTTAACAGACCGTTCCACTACGCAAGCTGACCAAAAGGTTGAAACTGCCAACGTAGGTAAAGTGCTAGGTATGGACGTAGCAATCGAACCAGCATTATCTCAAAGCTCTGCTGAAAAGATTACAGTAGCTGGATTGGCAACAGGTGCATTCGTTGTAGTTGCAGGTACTTCTAACACTGTAACAGAAGCTTCTAAGGTTCTTCCTCCTGAAAAATTCCGTTCTCACACTAGATTTGGAGACGAATTCCACGGTTTGGAAATATACGGTAGAAAACTTGTTGAAAAAGATGCTGCTATCGTAGCATTCGTTAAAGCACCCGTAGTTTAGACTTCAATAAGAGATATAATAATTAACGGCTTTTGGGGAAGTTCACGTTAATTCACCTTTCACTCAATACATACTCATTAAACTTCCCCACTTCTTTTCTTAATATAATAACTTAAAAGGATTTTATATATATGGCAATTTTAGTAAAAGATTTATATAACCAAGTAGCAATAACAACAGGTTTTCCTTTGTATTCTAACGAAACGGATACTCCTGATACTACTAGATTTTTAATTCAATGTATGAGTTTAGCGTTGCAAAGCGTAATTGATGCTCTTTATATTTCGAACAATATCCTAGAAAGAACTGATACTATTCATACAAATGAAGGACAATCTCTTTACAGTATAGAAGGAATGATTAAGAACTTGCAAATTAAAGACCCTTTGTCTGGTAAATTTTCTAGATTGCCATACCTAGACCAATTTAATAAAGACGAAGAAGACGCCAACATACAGCAAGGGAAGCCTCGGGGGTATGTTATAAAGAATGGTTATTTAAGATTAGTTCCTATTCCTGATGATGATTATGAATTGAAAGTTACTCTATCCTCAGAAAAGCTTGTATGGAGTAATAATGATATAGCTAAGGTAGGAATAGACAGTGTAGAAGATACTATAATGGCAAGCCAAGAATTTTGTAATGTAGTTTATTTAAGAGCTTGCTCTACTATATTTACCCGAGCTCAAAATGCCAATGCTAATGTATTTAATGTGCTAGCAAAAGATAGAATGAGAACATTAATAGAACGCGATACTGGAACTACGGAAGCTTCGAGAGTCTGGGACAGAAGAGCAGGACATTACAATCCTGAAAAAGGTTTACTAGGATAGGAGAGAGAATATATGGCTAGACCTAGAAAAGGAACTAAGAATATAGATGGACAGTGGATATTCTCTGATTTTAGCAAAGGTTTGTATCTACTCGATACACCTCGTAATATAACTGAACAATTATACTCTCTTGCAATGACTGGTGGAAGAAATTGCTGGGCAGAAAAGGGGGCCTTAGTTAATCAGTATGGATACTTGGAAATAGGAAAGCTTCCAGAAGACGACCCTGTGATTGCTTATACTAGAATAGCTGCCGGCAATAATGATTTCTTTATTATAACATTACAAGGTAAAGTTTATTTATACACAGCTAACGAGGGTTTAAAGGCATATAAAACTAGCCTTACCATATCAGGAACTCCTATTACTGCTAGAAGAGCAAAGGATTTAATTGTTTCTTCTGCTGGTAACCATAGTATCTTTGGTGCTTATTATCAGATAGCAGAACCTGTTGAAATATTGACAGTAGCAGCAGACCAGATGTTTAAATATACAGCTTACTGGGAATTCCATACAACGGAAGATAATTATAAATATTTCTGGACTAATAAGTCTATTGCGGTAAATGGAGATGAATTCTACGTTATAAGTGCTACTCAGTCAAAAGAAGAAAAGAAAGCTGGAACTTGTACTATAAGAATATATCCTGCTGACTCTACAAAGACCTACGAAGGACCTTATGTAGTTGCGGAGAAAACTAGACAGGAAGTAAGCTTTGTGTTTAAGCCTGAAAATATAGAGCCAGATACAGGTGGTACTGTAACTCCAAAGCCTGACGTAACTATTAACCCTGCTTTAATGGAAGTATCTCAAAACAGATTATTTATTCAGGATACTAATGGAACTATATTCTATACAGCCCTAGGTCTTGTTGGGATTGATAGCGAAGTGCAACAATTAAATATCAACTTTGATGAAAGTGCAGGAGCTGGATACTTTAAAGGGTTTTATAATGACACGTCCCAAACCCTTGCTATTGAAGATTTTCTTTCAGGTACTTTAATTATTAAAGAAAGTGGATTTTACTTCTTAACAATAACACAGGCAACATCAGCGACTGGTAGTGCTATCTATGCAGTTAATATAGAAAAGATTTCTAACTGCGGACAGAAATATGCGTCAGACCACGTAATTGTTAGAGAGAAAGTATATGCTTTTGATACTAATACGGGAGCTATTGTAAATGCAATATCAGTAAACGTGTTTGGTTCTATGGTTGCTGGTAAACCTATTGTATCAGCAGAATATGTAAACGCTCAAAACTCTGGCATAAATGACAGTAGAAGATATTTGACTTATAATGCAGAGTCAGAAGTATTTATCTTGTATTACGGGGAAAACCTTAATAATGGTTTAATTCTTACAGCTGCTGGAACTTTATTTCCTAGGCAATTAGATAAGCAAGTTATTGGATATTTAGGGTTTAATCAAGGCGTTGCAGGTATTACAAGAGACTGTAAAATCATTCAGGACTTTAAGAAATCCTCGATAGTTCCTAATTTATCATCTATCGTTGAGTTCGAGGCTATTGGGTTGAGAAGTAATAGGCTAGCATGTGCAACTATATTAGAAGTAACAGAGTTAAACGAAATCTCTTATAACTTATCAACAAGCAACGCAGGCTCTTCCTATCAAAAGATTATACCTTCAATAGACGCATCTACTCGTGGAGTTATTCTGCCTCCAATGCTGTATTCAGATAAAGAAAAACAACTCATATATGATAGCTTCTCAATAGAAACCAAATGGGCAGATAAAAAATCTAACGTAACAAGAATATCAGCTCCTATGTCTGGAAGAGAAGGTATATCACTAACGTTTGAATTTCCAGCAAATACTGCATTTTGTTTAAGTGCTCTAAGGCTACCTGATTTCAGTCAAGGCGAATAGCCTTGCTAAATCAATTTATATTTCCCGTATGGGAATGATTTTAGTCAAGGTGAGTAATAGAAAGATATAATAGACATGAAACACAGAATATTAACTAACTCAGATTTAGAGAAATACCTAGACGATATAATTGAATGTTATAAAGATAATCCCCAAATACTTGACAGTCAAAATCCTTACTGTCTAAGCAATAGAGATGGAGCTAGACTATTTGTAGGCTCGTTTATAGAGGCCGAAGACTCTCTTGTTATGGGAGTATTTGATAATAAGGAAGACAATCTGTACGGGGTTGTAATATTTGATAGGATAAGAATGGCAGATATGCGAAGTGCAGAAGTTCATATCGCATCGTCAAGGCAGGTTTGGGGTAGAATAATATTTGACATATATAAAGATATTTTAAATACTTGCATATTTGATGTTTTATATTGCCAAATACCTCAGAACTGTGTATTAGCCATCGGATTAGTAAAACGCTTAGGATTTAAGAAAACTGGCTACATACCAAAAGCTATTCCTTATGTAAATATTAAAGGGATAGAAAGATTATATGATTTACAAATTTATTCAATAGAGAAGAAAGATAAGAGTAGATAACTTAGACACAGAGGGAAGATATGGCAAAGTTTAAACGCAAGAAAATAACAAAAGATGCTGCTGGCATTAAACATGGTTTTAGAAGTGGCTTAGAAGAACGAATAATTAAACAGTTAGAGGAATATGATATTCAACCTAATTATGAGTCTATTAAATTAGATTATACTATACCTGAAAGCAAACATGTCTATACTCCTGATTTCCCTGTATGCAAGTCTATCGTTATAGAAACTAAGGGCAGATGGGTTTTAGAAGATAGGCAGAAAATGTTACTACTTATAGAGCAGCACCCTGAAATAGATTTTAGAATGTTATTCTACAATGCTAATCAAAAGATTAAAAAGGGTAGTAAGACTTCTTACGCAGACTGGTGCGATAAGCATAATATTAAATGGGCTAATAAAGAAATTCCACCTGAATGGATAGCAGATATCTTTGAAGCTCTTAGTAAAGAAACTTAGGTCGATAGGACGTATATAATATTCTTAATATATTTTAATATAAGTATTGACAATTGATGATGTATATGAAATAATATAATTATAGGAGGTTTAGCTAAATGACAAAAGAGGCTAAATTTAAACAAACTGATTATACAAAGGGTGGCAGAGACATATCTAACACAGCTATTCCTCTGTATCAGGAAACATTGACCCAGATGGGAGACTATAACAGAAATATCCAGAATAGGATAGACTCTTATATGAAGTATATCGACCTAGCACAAGCTGGGGAGACTTCTGATTTTCTACGTAATTACAAGAGAGCTATGGGTCAACAGACTGGACAGAACTATGCAGCTACTGGGGGAGGATATTCTTCCGCTAACCAATTAGGCTATGATGATTTACAAAATTATTATAACAGGCTAGGAGCTAATTTGTATACCTCTGGTTTAGGCATGGCTGAACAGATGGCTAATAATGAATATAACGTTCTATATAATTCGTTAGGGGCTTATAACCAAGCTTACGGGTTAGGTAAAGATTACTCATATTATGACCAGTATAATGACTTGGTAGACCAAGCGAATGATAATTGGTTAAGTGGGTTACTTACTTCTGCTGGCGACTCTATCGGAGCTATCTCAATGAACTCTAATAACCCTTGGGTAATGGCTATTGGTGGTGCAGTAGGACATACTATGGGTACTGCTGGCAGAATGATGGGTAACAACGCTAGTGACATTCTAGCATCATTGAGAAGTCAAGGTGCTGGTAATGGAGGGCAAGGACAATATGGTAGCAATCAAAGCTCTGCTAATGCTGAAAAAGGCATGAGTAACCTATTAGGTAATTTCGATTGGTTTAGCGGTAATGGAGGTTTTGGTTCTTCATCAGGTACTACGACGACAGGTGGAGGAAAAGGTAGCCTAGGCGGTATAGGTAATTACGGATTAAACACAAAACAAAGTATGCCTACATTTAAAGGCTTCGGAAAGTAGGGGATTATAGAAATGGTAGATTTTAAAGAAAGATTAAAAAGAGCAGCTATTTCCGCAGCAAGAAAAACTCCCACAGGTAGTACTATATTAAACTTAATCGACCAAGGTAGAGGAGTTAAAAAGGAATTAGAAAGAAGACAAGAAGTAACGAGGAGAGAAATGAATAGAAAACCTAGTAGTTCTAAAACTCCTATTCAGAGTAAAGCAGCAGAAAGAAGAAAAACTTCAACTCCTGTAACTCAGTCGAATATTTCCAGAATGCAACCAACTGCGAACAGAGCTGATATGCAAGCCATGATTGCTCAGATTGCAAGGGAGGAAGGTGTAGACCCTGCACTAGCTTTATCTATTGCTCATATAGAAACTGGTGGAACATTCGACCCTAACGCACTAGGAGATAATGGGAATAGTAGAGGATTATTCCAAATCCATGGACCTTCTCACCCTGACTATAAGGGAGGTTTTAATCCAGGAGCGAATGCGAGATACGGTATAAGATTATTTAAAAATTTGCTAGACGCTAATAACGGAAGTGTTAATAAGGCTATATGGGCATATAATGCAGGACAAGGAAGTGTTAATAGAGGAGTCCTTCCTTCTACTACGAAAGATTATATTAATAAGATGAGTGTATTAGGACCTCGATATAGACAACAATTGCCTAGTAGTGATGCACCTGAACTTAGGCCTGAAAATTATCGAGTACCTGCTGGCGTAGGTGGTACTAATATTGTAGACCCTAGGGTTATGCAGCAACCTGTCGGGCAAGTACAACAAATACAGGCTCCACAGGCAGTAACTACAACTCCTCAATTAGATACTTTGAAACTTCAATTGCAGTCTCAATTGCAAGACCCTAGAAACAATCAGTTAGATGTTCCTACAATGTATAATAGACTTACTGAGAAGTATAATGAATTACAAAATCAAATTCAGACACAAGACCCTAGGTATCAAGGTGGTTTAATTCCTTCACAAGGTTATTATGTCAATACAGATGAAGCTATTAGACGCATGAAAATGGACGAGGTTAACCAACGAATTAACGCTATCCATGGCTTACCTAATAATGAGCCGTCTAGGTTGGATAACTATTTAAAAGAGCAGGAATTGAGATACCAACTTAGCCAAGCTAATCAAGCAGGAGTACCTTACGCTGACTATCAAGCAGCTATGTTAGATAGACAAAAACAGATGGTATCTGCAAGAGCGGCTCAAATTGATAGTGAGTTAAAAATGGCACTAGCTAATGAAGACAATGTGTTTAAGCGTCAACAATTAGCGGCTTTAATTGAGCAAAATGGAATAGACGCTCAGAATGAAATAAATAAATTAAATTACCAAATACAAGCTACTGGGGCGATAGAACAATATAAAGCACAGGAAAATAGAAATCTACAATACCTAAAAAATATACAGAGTCAACAAGATAGCGAAACTCAATTCAAAAGAGATTTAATGAGAGATACCTATAAAAATCAATTAGAAAAAGATAGAGATATTGCAAAAGTAAAAGCTAACCCTTATCCTGCAATGGGTTCGATAGCTGCAATGGCTGGTTATGACCCTGTAATAGCTCGGGGATTAATGGAAGCTTCTGGGCTAGGAGGGTATGCTTTCCCTGAAATGACGCCAGAAGTAGCTGATAAAATTTACGGAAATAATACTGTACCCCCTTCACAAGGTGGGTTCTTAGATAAACTGAGAAGATACGCTGGATTAAATCAGGGAGGATTGCAAGCTAATGAGCAGTAATATGAATTATATAGACCCTTCTGTTTTAAACAGTATGTCTGCTGATGCATATTATAATTATCTGATGGGGCAACGTGTAGGTGGGGGTACCCCCCTCCCTAGCCCATCTGCGTATTGGGATAGACCTATCCAGGAAAGACTTCAAAGTCTTCAAGGCGGAGACGTAGTTCCTGACGTAGGTGGGAGTATTAGAGGTTCTGGAAATAATCTGCTCAAAAATATTCGTGCTAACATGGCCGAGATAGGTACTGGTATTACTTATGTCGGAGGACACCCTTTTGAGGTGGTAGGTACTATTGGCGATTATCTTCGAAGAAATTATAGAAATCCTTATAAAATCGTAGGTGATGTTAGTGATATGATTACATCGCCGTATAACTTCAAACTAGGAGATATTGGAAATAAAACACTAGGAGAAATGGTTGCTGGGGCTGCCGTAGGAGCTTATGAACACCCTGTTGACACTGCTCTTGATTTTACTTCACTAGGTGGTTGGGAACTATTAAAGACAGGTTTAAAAGCTACTAAGTCAGGACAAAAGGCTTTAAGAGCTACTGAAAATCTAGCCGCTAAGGCAGGATTAGATTTGGGTGGAGATATAAATAGAGCTGTTCAAAGTGGATTGGATGTGTCTAAGGCAGAGGTTAAAAAGGCTTTAACAGACGCCACTAAACCTATTCAAATAGAAGCAGTAAGAAAAGCTAAACCTATCGACTTAGCCCTAGCAATTAAATCAGCGGAAGAGGGAATACCTGTAACAGGTAAGACCTTAGAAGTTAAGAACGCTCTTAGAGAATTTTCTACTAAATGGGACAATGTTGTTCAGAGATATTCTCCTCACACTCGGGTAGAGCCACAAGACTTGTCTATTATTCAGAAGATAGCGAGAGATACTGGCGATACTTATGCTACGGCTAGAAAGAATATAACTCCAATTCTTGATACTTTAAAACAAGAAAATGGTCTAAGCAAAGTAAAAGAACTTGTTGAAAGTGGTAATACTAACGCACAGAGAGTTTTAGATGCTAAGGCAATGTACGACAAAGGAGAGATTTTCCCTGTTACCCATGGTATTGCAGAAGTAAAGAAAATTCAAGAAGTGAGCCCTGATAGAATAATGAACAAGAGATTTTCTACAAGAGAATTCGGCAATGCTTCGTACCTTGATATTGCTAAGCAATTAATGAGACCTTCTGAATATTTAGAAGAGTTAGGCGTAAACTTTGCTAATACCGAGATAGCTAGACAGATACTTCAAGGCGAAAAACTTGGGGGAGTATCTAGTTTAGCTCCTGCTGATGCGAGTAAAGCTGTATATATTCAGAGAGAAGCCATGGAACAGGCTATGCGTAATGAAAAGGATATTCATGAAGTATTAAAGTCTGCTCAAAAAGAAAGAGTCCTTGATGATGATATTCCGCTAGACGAAGCAACTGCTAAAATCTTAGAAAATAAAACTGAACGCAGAGGAGCTGCAATGAGCGGAGTTGCTGGGGATTTAACAAAACTGGCTAAACAATCTATGCTAGGTGCTGGTTCTTATCTTGGTGGTAACGCTTTAACCGCAGCAACTACTGCAATGCTTAATTCGGGCCCTATGTTAATATCTGACATTATCAAAGCTTCTAAGTCAAGAGGAAAACTTCTTCAAGACTTAGGATTATATAGGGTTGACGCAAAAGTTGCTAAGATGCATCACCCTATTACTCAGACTATAAATAATATTAATGATGTTGGTGGTGGTAAGGCTCTTAGATGGGTTGATAGAAAAATTCAAAACTGGTGGGGTGAAGTAGCTGCCCATGCTGCATTAAGAAAAGCAGGAGTCGAAAGAATATCTGATGCTACAAAAATGCAGTTGGCAGATATTATCCATAATACTAGAAGAGGTGGACTGTTAAATGACCCTGTGTCTAGTTTACCGAGTGCTCTTACAAACATTCTTGGTCCAACAAACCCATTCTTCAATTGGATAGAAACCGCAACTAAGTCTACTTATCATCAATTTAAAAACGCTCCGTTCTTGTCGAACGTAATCCTAACCGACGTTCTAGCTAATATTGGTTATGATAAGGAAATGCAGAATAGACTAAACCTAAGAGTTAAATCTGACAAACCTTATGTATCATATAAATTTGATGATAAGACAGGAGAAATAAAAGAAACTACCGTAGAATACCTACCTATAACATCTTCATTTAAATTCTTAGATGGTGCTGGACTAGGAGCAGACGCTCAACCTGCTAGTGTGCCTTTGTTAAGCGATTTACTTAGTGCTATGCAAGGAAAAGATAGATATGGTAGACCACTTAAACGAGCTATGAAACCTGATGAGGTAGTACAAGCTATTGGAAATAATAGATGGAGAATGAACCCTCAAACTGGTGAAAGAGAAAAGATTGGAGGCCAAGCTGATGAAGTTCTGTCGACAGTTATTAAAGATGTTCTAGTACCTACATCATTATGGAATAGAACGTTAGCACCTGCACTAGGTGGAGTTATGGAAATGCATTATAATCAACCTTACGCACAGTCTATTTTGGGTGATTACTCAGATAGTGATGCTTATAATAATATGTTAATAGGTGGTAATCCTGAAAAACCTAGAACTGGCATGGACGTTATAAGGGCGATTTCTGGTAGAAGTCAATATCCTTATTATGAAGATAGAGATTACATGACGCCGTCAGAAGCTCGCAAGTTTATGAAGGGTATAGCCAGACAAAGAAGTAGGAGACTAGACTAATATGACAATAGATAAATTCAAACTACCAAGAGAGGACTGGTACGATACTATTCGTATAGAGCCTGATACTGGGGAGATTGTCGGAAGAATATACAAAGATGCTTTAATCGAGAATTTTAATGCAATAGAAGCTCAGTTGAATGAACTAGCAGCTCTTAAAGGGTATAACGTAGATATTCCTGATTTGTCAAATTTTGACTTTGACGATACTACTCTTGAAAGCGATGAAAATAGAATTGTAAATGTTCAATCCTTTTTAAAGATAATGGGTGTTCAAGGGTTCCCTATCGAATGTACCTTTACTGGAAATGTTTGTAAAAGACTTTTGTATTTTGATAATCTGAATAAACCAAAAGTTATAAGTGATGTAAAAGTGTCAGGCTTAGATGAAACCACCAATAAATATGTTCTTTTGGATTATGTTAAGAATGAATTAAAAGCATCGTCTACAATAGGAGCAGAAAACACTACATTTATAGGAATGTACAATAAAGGTGAAGTTTATTGTCTTAATCATAAGGACTTGGCTAATATAAATGTTCTATCAATCCTAAGCAATATGTCAGAGGATATCCGCAGTTTTGGTACTTTGGAGGGACATTGTTTACCTCAGAATGAAGTCGGAGCTGGTGGTAGAGCCTATGCCTCTTGGTATAGAGAAAGCAAAGGGCCTAGACCTATTAAAATTAATACTATTACAGATTACGGAAGAAGGGAGAATAAATAGAATGAGCTTTGATTTTTTTAATGTTTCAAATCTGGCCTTCGGAAGTAAACTTACAGCTGCATTTAAACAATTAGATGGGTTATATACAGAAGCCGAAGACAATATCAGGCAGATTATAGATAAACAAGAAATTCTTAAACAATATATAAATAGGAATTATCAAGTTCCAGAACCTAATAAGCCTACAAATGCTTGTAGAACTAATGAAGTGTTTAATCTTATTAAAGGTCGAACAATTATAAAAGACCTTAGATATGACTCGACCGATAAAACTCTTACCATGGAACTTGTAAAACATTCTCCTGTGTTGAATAGAATTACGAGAGCAACTGGAAGTACTACACTAGAAAGTGGGTATTGTTTCTATAAAATAGCACCTTCAAACGCTAATGTTAATACAGTTATAAGGTTTTCTGATACTAATGATAAGAAAAGTGATGAATTATTTCTTATAAGATTTGAATTGGATACTGTTAATAAAAGTATGATGGTGTTAAATGGATATAATGAATTAAATATCTATCCGTTAGATTTCAGTCAGTACACAGGTATAAGCTTAGGTGAAGTCTTGTCTAACCCCTATACCGCAAAAGGATATGAATGTGTATTAATTGTAGGTAAAGAATGGGGTGGAAATGGACAGCATGGCCCTAGTTTGTTAGTTAAGAAAAATGATGTAACTATCTTCGATACTGAGTGCTGGGGTAATAGAGACCACGTAACATTATATTTAAAACCTGATGATACCATCAGCGGAACTTTTGACATAATTAAAAGGATTAATTATTTGACTACTTAGGAGAATTATTTATAATGGTTTTTAGTAAAGATTTCAAAGGACAAGTAAAAATATCAGAAGTAAAGGAAAGCCTAGATAACTTAGTAAACGGGGTTAATAAACAAATAGATTTATACAATACTTCCGATTATGTACAAGATATTGATTACAATATTGGAGCACCTGACTTAGCTCCACTAAATTATACCTTATCTATTGGAGGTCTGAAAAAGTTCTTAAATGCATACAACGGCTGTGTAGTGGGGTGTAAAGCTTTTAATATTGGAGGGCAGTATGCGGTGACTGATGGCATTATGTTTCTACAAGACGGTTGTCATAGAATTCCTGCTCAGATAATTTCTTCTCTACCGAAGACACTTGAATATAGCCCATCGGCTAAAATATACAAAGGTCAAAAGGAACCTCCTGTTATTGGTGGTGGCGTGGCGTTGAATGGTGACACTTCTAATTATACTAGCCACTTAGATTTAATTCCTGATACTTACGGATATATAGCAAGTGATAGTACTGTACATGCTATTACTCTAACTAAAAATAGAAAAGTTGACGAGATTAAACCCGTGTATCACACCGATATTACAAGGACTGTTACTTTTGGAGAGGATATTGCAAAGGCAGAAGTACCTAGTGTAGATTGGGAGACTGGTGATTTTGGTGTTGCTTATAGTAACTTCGGTGGTGGGACATTACAACTTCAATGGGGAGATGCTACTCAATCCCTCAGCAAATTAGAGTTTAAAATTCATAAACTTGCAAATACTCCTAGTGATATAACTAATAAAGCTGACCTTAAAATACGTATTCCAATGTATACTGTAAAAGACGACCCTACAACAGGACAAAGAATAAGAACTCCATTAAGCAATGGTTGGGGAACTCAAAGTGTCCACCTTAAAGTTGTTGTTAAAACTCAAAATGGTTTAGAATACGACAGGAGAGCTAGTATCAAATTAGACGGAGAAACCTCAACGAAAGTTTTAGGATTAAGCTATAATTCATCTGACAACTCGTATAGAGGTACTATAAATTTTGATTACGGGGTAACACCAGATAAATCTAATAATATGACTATTGAATTCACAAATATATTTTATAATAGTTCTAGTGTTCCGCCTGAACAGGAAGCAAACCATGGTTTTCACGTAGAAATTTACCCTACTTGGTGTAACGAAGCAGAACCTATAACTATATACCCAAAAATTGAGGCTGCGTCGGATAGTGAGGCCGATATTCTTTACGCAGGGGTACTTACAAAACCTGTATATACTGACCAACCATCTTGTGGACAGATTAAAGTAGTGTTAGGCGATGTATGGCAAGCTATGGAGGTCGTAAGTTCTAGTGCTGGTAGCGGAGGAACTGGTGAGGATAGCAGTATAACTGATTGGATTTATATCTGTGACTTAAACCCTAACAGGGATATAGCTCTATCTAACACTCCAAACTTAGCTGTGTGCAATGTTGAAGGAATGTACATTACATCTCAAACCAAGAATGTAGGCCTAGAAACTATTGAGCAAAGAGATATTAGTAAAGCACAGTTTATTTCAGGAGTACCAAGAGATTGCAAAGGAGCTAAGGGTAGCGGTAGTAGAAGTAATATTGTAAAATTACTAGGAGAATACGTAGCAAGAAGTTTTCAACGGAGGAAAAGAGAAGCAGGTGGAATAGCTATATATAATAAATTGTTCCTTCCAAAGGGAGTCCCTAATCCGTATACTTATGAAGGAGATGGGTCTTACGGACCTAACGGACAAAAGACTTTTGATGCAAATGTTACAAGAAATTCATAATACACTTGACAAAACAAGATTTATCGTAAATAATAAAAATATAATCGGAGGTATTACTTATGCTCTATATTGATGCAGTCTGCATTAAGGGCGAAACTAGAAGCTTTAACTGTACAATAAATACTTCGGAAGATGGGGGAAGTACTTTTAATCCACTCGACTTGTCGGAGTACCATGTTAAATTTAGAGTTCTAGGAAGTCCTACGTCTGACTCTAAGGTTTTATTAGAGAAGATTATTACACAGAGTACTTTGCTAGAAGTAGAAGGGCAAATAACAGTCCCCACAAATGGAGAATTTGTATTTACTATTAACAAAGAAGACACTAATGAATTAGGTTTAGGGAGTTTTCCTATTTCAATTCAATTAGTTGGAGCAGATGACAATGACCTTGTGTATACTCTTACCGAGGGTGGACAACGAGGAGAATTTAATAGATTGAGGATTGTTCAGGTATAACCTGACGAAATGGAGGTATAACCAAATGGCAGATGATAGAAAAGTAGCCTTTAATTGGTACTTAAACCGCCAAGGTCCGAGAGGTCCGCAGGGGGTAAAAGGGGATACTGGCTTCTCTCCGAATATTAGTGTTGAAACTGACACTCTCAATGAGTATATTCTTCGAATAACTAATGAGGGAGGATATTTTCTAACCAGTAATTTAAGAGAGCATAAAGAGGATAGAGGTGGAACTTATATACGTTATGACAGAGATAATGGAGTAATGTATGCAGGTGAGGCTGATACAGCAACAGATGCTAAGGCTGGCATGATTAAGATAGCTTCTGCGGAAGATGTAGAGGCTGAGGACGAGTCGTCAGCAGTTACTCCTGCTATACTAGCAGACTATGTAGCTGGTGTTGGCGGAGCTCCGATAGATGATACAACAGTCTCTTCTTCCAAAGTATGGAGTTCTGAAAAGACTAGCCAATCCATAGCGGCTGTATCTAATCAAGTAGCCACTAATACGACAGATATTTCTAATATTAAAACTGCACTACCTAATAAACAGAATAAACTAATAGCAGGTACCAACATTACTATTGTAGGGGATACTATTAGTAGTACTGCTGGTGGAGATGTCACTCTTGCAGGAAATAACTATTTCACTGGTAATAATACTTTTACAGGAACAACTAAGTTTGATGACGATGTTAGTATCAATGGAGCTAATTTAGAGGTCGCAGGTACTTTTAATACTAACAGTGCAACGATTACCGATTTGCAAGTACCAAATACTTTAACCTCTTCTGGGGAAATTAATGCAATAAGTATTAAGGCAGCTGGTATTGTAAATAATCAAAATGGTAAACACTATTTGACACAGGCTTCTATTACAGCAGGAACTAATGTCACCATCGAAGAGACTACTGATGGAGTTAAAATTTCTGCTACTGGTGAAGGCGGTGGCAGTTCTTATACACTACCACCTGCTACTACGACCACACTAGGGGGCGTTATTATAGGAGACGGGCTTACTGTCTTAGCAAACGGTACTCTATCTGCTCAGGTGACAGGAACTCAATTGGAAGCTGTACAAAGTTTAGTGAACGATTTAAGTACTAAAATAGATAATCTAACTGACAGAGTAACAGCCCTTGAAACACAGATAGATGGAGGTATGGCATAATATGACACAGATAAAATTACGTAGAGATACATCAGCTAACTTCGCATCAAAAAATCCTGTACTGGGAATTGGCGAGCCAGCTTACGAAACCGATACTAAGAAATTAAAAATAGGAGATGGTACTACTGCTTATAATGACCTTGTTTACCTTGCAGGAGGTAGCAGCACGTTTGAAGTTGTACAGCCGCTTAAACTGGTAGATGGTACCTTGACTCTACAAATAGATGAACAGACTATTCAAGTACAAGACGGGAAATTAGTTGCTAACCTAGATGAATTAGGTAACGAAGTAAATACTTTGGCAGGAGAGGTATCAAGTGTACAAGCTGACCTTCTTAAAAAACAAGATGGATTAGTTTCTGCCTCTCCGATAGAAATAAAGAAATCTACTGGACTTACAGTGGTAGGAACCCCTATGTCTGGCAGCGACTTTGTTATGGATAGCATATCTACTACCTCTTACTGTCTAGTCTCGGAAGACTATCTTGCAATAGGGAATGAGTATCAGATTAAATTTACAACGCCTAGCAGTTGGCCATCTGCCTTCGCAAGTATCGTCGATTTCTATGACCCACTGGGCCCTCAATATGATTATGAAACAGGTAATATATCTGTCTGGACAAACCGAGACGGAGCAGGGTTTGAACCTGTAATTCCTAGTCCTGCTCTGAATACTACCTATTATATAAGAATGAAGATGATAACTAGTACTCGAATAGAGACTTGTTATTCTACTGACGGAAAGGCATTTACAGAGTGGAAAGCCACTGATATTAATGCTAATCTGCCTTGGTCCGCACAACGGCATCATGTTGGAGTAGGATACGACCCTAGGACTAGTGAAGTAGTCAGAGTTTGGACTGGTACTATTGACTTAAAAGAATGCTACGTAATAGCAAATGGGGTCAAGTATTATATGTTTCCAGATGCTAAAACAGGTGCTATTGGAATTAATCTAGGTTCTGGTCTTACAGTTACTGATGGCAAACTAACGACCACAGGTGGTGGTGGAACTTCAACTGTTGAAAAACATGGCCTCGAAGGTGATTACTGTTCTAAGTATGGCATAGTTGACTGCCCTAACGGAATATTGTCAAAAGGTAATGGACAAGTCACTCTAAAAGCTGGTGTCGTAATGCAGATGACTGAGACAGATGGTCTAACAACTAACGCATCAGACATGCCACATGATATTACTTCTACTGTTGACTTCGACCTATTCTATACGTCAGGTAGTTTATTAGAAGCTACACAAGTAGTATTCTCTGAACAAGAGCCTGATAACGGAACAACTGATACTATCGCTTGGTATAACGGCATGAAATGGCAGTTTAAGTCAAACAATGAGGGTAATGTGTGGAGAGCTGCTCCTGCTGTAAGATTAGCTCATTTTCATGTTACTGATGGGAACATTACTAGAATTGACTACATCGGTAATAGACAGTTGAATAAATTAATACCTGTTACTACGGATACTGAACAAACTATTACTGGGCAGAAAACGTTTACAGATAGTCTATTTTTTGATTGTACTAAGAACATATATGGCGATTTGGGGTTTCGAGCAAAATATCAAACTGGGAGTCAGATAAATACGGAGGTAGTATTTGGCGGACAACTTGGGGCAAACAATAATCTAAGTTTTGGGTTAGATAACGCTTTACTTCAAATAATGGGAAATCCTATACAATTTACAAACATACCAATCCTATTGTTTGACGGTAAAAAATTTCTTACTCAATCAAATGTTACAGCTGGTGATAATATAACTGTTACTGAAACTGTCGATGGAGTGCAGGTGGTTGGATTATCGAATGCTGCAATTACTAGTCTTATAGGAATAACAAATAATATAACTGTACAAACAGACTTTGCTTCGGGTACTGAGTTTACTCCGACTGAAACTATGTTTTGGTTAGCACGAGGGGAGACTAATGGCGCAGGCTATATATCAATAGATATAAAAGGCACCGATGGTAGCTGGACTATAATTTCGGGCTTAAATGCTCCTACTGCTGGGGTCTATCTATGCTCTCCGAGTTTGCTTATAAATGCAGGTGAGACATTTAGGGTGCGTTACGGTTCAATAAGAGCAATAGAGCTCCTATCATTAAAACCTAAGGGAGGTGTTCAATAGATGTTTATAGCAAAACAAAATGGAACTTTGATAATTGCTGCTTCGGTAGATAAACAGGAAGTCATAGACAAGACGATTAGCTGTCTCAATACTACCATTGAAGAAACAGATGTCGAATATGTACTTGCAAACGGACATTATGTAACGCGAGAAGAGGCTGAAAAATTAGAGCAAGAAAAAATAAATCATCTTACCTGTACAGCGTTAGATTTGGCTACATTTATTAAACAAGCAGGGTTAACAGATGCTGAGGTCTTGCAATTCTTAAATACTAATCCTTCCCTTCAACTTCAATTGACTCTTTGTAAAGACGTTTATTGTGGAGTTGTTAGACAGTTATGTCCTCTTAAAATCACAGAGATATTGACTTTAACAGATGATATGGTCGTAGGATTTTTTAAGAAAAAGCATAATATTAAGTAATATAATATAGGGGAGTTAAATACTCCCCTTATATATCTAAATAAACAAAATGATTATATAGTAGTATAATATATTATAGTTTTGAAAGGACGGTATACTATATTATGGTTCTTACAGTGATTAACATTATAGCATTAATATTATTAGCCGTAGGCTATTTTAGAGGGAACTATACCATAGTAGACCTCGAAACTTGGAATAAATTAGCACACTTCTATAATGAATATTCAGATGGTGAGGGAGGACTTGAAGTTCCCGAATTATCAAACAATGAAGGATTTTTCCGAGAATATATAGATGAGGAATATATTGACGAAGAAGAGGAACCTGATGAAGAAGAAGACGAATAATCGAAATATTCATTCTGCGATAGTATAAATCGATTTTAAGACGGGGTAAATACAAAGGTAATATGTTTTATCCTAGATTTTAAAAATTCATTCTAAGGCCATTAATAGCCGTTTTGAGAGGACTTATGTCAAAAGAGGATTTAATTAAATGGAAGGCCATTGAAAAAGGGTGGCAATTATCTGACTTAAAAAGAGTAAATAAAAGAATACATGAATTATGGAAAGCTTATGGAGGTTCTATCCCGTTTGAAGATGCTGAAACACTGTGTTACCTATTAGGGGAGCCTATCAGTTATAAAACTGAATGGAGTTTAATAAGGCTATGCAAGAATAAAGTTATAGATGTTTTCGAAAAGGACGGGTGCAAGTTTATAGATGTTGTAGACTTCACTCCTATTGAGCTAAAACAAAGGAAGGGGAAAGAAGAATAATGCAGAACATTCCGTACAACTCGACTCAGAATATATTGAATATTAGCCAAGAACTAGGACTGACTATCCCAGAAGCTCAGGCTCTGGTAAATCAGGGAATGAGAGGAATTCAACAAGGACCATTTGATATGTTGGTAAAAGAACTATCTAACAAAGCCAGTGCTGACGCTTATAGACAACTACAAGGGCAAGTTTTTAAACAAGCCCCTAAAAATATTCCTATTGGACAGGTTATTGGAAATTTAAGTAAAATGGCAGGACCTATGATAAATGTTGGAATTCCTATTGGAGAGTTCGTGAACAAAACTTCTCAATGGAACCCTGCTAACCTATTAAGATATCAACAAGGCACTCAAATACCTCAGAGAGGTGTAGGTTTAGCCCCTAATCCGTATAAAGATTATTATTTAGAACCTACGAAGAGATAGCACACGTTTTTTATTAGTTTAAATAACATAGGAGAATGTTTATGAAAAAAACATTCATAAAACTTTATTATGATTTTATTAATAGTCCAGAGTTAAAAACCCCAGCGGAGAAAATTATATATTCTATTATATTTTCTTTCACACAAGAGAGAAATCATAAATATATTGCGAGTCTTGATTGGCTGCAAAGAGTCACTGGGGTTGGGCATAAAGACACTTTAATGAAATACCTAAAAAGAATGGTAGCTTCTGGACTTTTGGAAAAGATTAAACTATCATCAAAAAGAGTAATGTATCGTATTGGTAGATATCCAGAAGTAATACCTCACCCTTATGGCTCCGAAGACATTGATGTTTTATCCTTTTTAGAACAAACAGGGCAGTTGTAGAAAAACTAGGAATAATTATTGTTTTTAGGGGCATACCTAAAATTAGGTATCAATGTACCTAAAATCAGGTATAAACTATACCTAAAATTAGGGAACTATAAGATAGAATATATATAAGATATAATAGTATTTTAACGGTAAGTACTTACCGTAAGAGGAAATCTCTAATAGAGATATTCCTCTTTTTATGTATTAGGTACTATGTACCTAGCTTGGACACGTTTTTTGTTAATCTTATATAATATATAACAAATAATAACAGTCCGTCTGAGGACGTACATAAATAATACAATACCACCCCCAGTTTCGCTCACCCCCTCCGTGGAATGGGTTTTAATACTTACACACGTTTTTCAAGATTTGTTTGTTATTACATAAGCATATTATATAGTAATTTTATATAGTTGTATTATATATCAGTATTAAATATAACAATTAAATACCCAACTTACCAGCCATATATGATGCTCGTGTATAAACCTATAATCCCCCCATACGCCGCGAGAAGATGGGGTGGGTTATTCCCGTCTATACCCCCATGCTCTAAGTACTCAATTTTTATATGTAAAGATAATATATTAAGATAATGTTTACAATAATATAAAAGCATCTCAATTTATTTTCACATCTTTTTTATAAATTGTATAACAGTCAATTATATTACTACATTATATATATATATTAATTGTTAAGCTATGTAAATATATTACTACAAAAGTATTGACATTCTTATTAATGTGCGGTATAATAATGATATAAGGAACAGAAAAAGAATAAGGCAATTATTATGACAACTAGAACAAAAACATTTTACGAAGAAAACAAGACGATTGAAATTGTAGAGCACACACAAACTTTGATTTCAATGACAGTAACTTTATATGACAAAAACGGTAGTCTAACATACACTAAATTTTATGACGCTTATGGGATAACTTTTGAAGATGTAGTCAATAGTTATAAAAGATTAGGTGTATAGCAAGAATGAATTAAACAACTAATTAAAAAAAACGTGTATAAGCAAGTAAGAACAGAAAGGAAAACTATGGCTATGAAATACAATAAAAGGATTTTAAAACAACACACAGAAAATATATTTGGTAAATATTATACTTTGTATATTCTTGATAATAAAGACTATACAACATACACATAGTAACGGACGAATTCAGAGACGAAGAAATGAACACATTAAAATTTCAACAACCTAAGCAAGATGTATCATTCAATGAATTTGATGATTTATACATAATTAAATTAATCCTTGAATTTGCTTTATGGTGTAAGTTTTACGGTTACAAGAATAAAACTTATCAATTTGAAGTAAACAGTGCAATTGATTTGGACGTATGATTAGTATGGAATATATACAAAACCTTAAAAAACGTGTGAAAGAATACAAACGAAAGGATAATTAAATATGATTAAAGTGACATATTATGTTGGTACAAATGATAAGGACACATTAAAGCCTGAACTATGTAAACGAGATTTTATAAAATTATTTGATGAAATATTTAAGGATTACACTTTACTTGAAGCCGTTGGTAGATTTACAAATAGAAACAATAGAATAACAGAAGAGCTAAGTTTAATTGTAACAACTTTTATAGAGGTACATACAACGGCGGCATTAAGGCAACATATTCAACATAATTGTAGTATCTTAAAAGATAAATTAAATCAAGAGTCAATTCTTGTTGAGGCAAGTAAACCCGAAATAATGTTTTTGTAAACTTATGTAAATGATTAAATAAAATATGTTAGAAAACTATTTAAGCAGGGTATAATATAAGTATAAAATAAAATAATGGAGATTAGAGCCATGACGACAGTGGCACAATTAAACAAACTAGCACAAAAATATAATATTCCACTATATCTACTAAGCGATGACTTATTAGAATGTAATTTAAAAGACATCGAAGAGGTTCTAAATTTTAATAACAGATAATGGACGTGTTACAAAAGCATATATGAAAGATAATATATTATACTATTGTAATCCTAATGTAAAACATAGATACGAAGAAAATAGAATACTGTACAGATAAAGACAGTAGGTAAAAATAATGAACAATAAAAAAAGATATACTTGCGTAGTCCGAACTTATATATTAGATATTATAGAGGTCGGCGGATTAGTAGAAGATTACTACCATGTTTATACATGTGACAGTCGAGGTACGGATAGTTCAATTGTTCTAGGTAATGATGTAATGGAAATGGATTATTTCGACAACGAAAAACAAAAGGAAGACCTTGTAGAATATTTAAGATTATTAGAGCACATGGGTGCAGAATATAGGGAGGTTGAATAAGATGATATTAGAGAATTTCGATAACAATCCAGAAAGGTATTCCATTTATGTTGCAACTAAAAACTCTTTTGCAAGATTAAATGTATTATATATGGATATAGAAGAAGTAAAGAAGACCATAAAAAACTTAATTACAAAAGGGAATTATATTTATAATAAATACGGAAAATTTACGTATGTTTCTATTATTGATATCTATAATAACAAAACAATTGCCGAACAGATAGAAGAAAATAAGGTAAGAATAGAAACAATAAAAGAACCATTGGAGGTTATAAAAAGATGTATACAAACAATAAAAAAGTAATTAAAACTTTTGCAGAATTTCTTAAAACTAATTTTAATCATGTAGACCTATCTAATTGTAGAGAAGTTAAACCTAACTATTACGCACTGTCGAGGCTGTACTTATTCAAAGAAGACAGGTTGTGCGACTTAGTAGAATTAGGAATAAGCAATGTAACTGAAAAGAATTGTGACACAAAGTTTGAAAAACTATTAGATAATACTTTGAACTATATGGGGGTTTAAATTATGGACATAAAAAAATGTAAAACCTGTATATTTTATGAGCCATTCTTCAACAGTTGTCATCTATATTTTGACGAAGTTTATTTTGGTGAAGGAGACTTTAATCTCGCACCAGTAAGCATTAAAAATGTAAGTAAACCGGAATGTGAATATATAAAGAAGGCAGGAGGATAACTTGAATGAGAATAGATATACGTGATTTGCCTTTGACGTTTGACTTTAATAGACATGATAACTCGTATGAAGTAAGGAATAACAAGGGACTACTAATAGAGGCATTAAAAAATGATTATGTCGCGATTAGATATTTAATAGATGTTATAGGAATAGACGAAGAAGCGGCAGAAAGAATAGTTGAATACACATTTCTTGCAGGTCTAAGCAAACCAATAATATAAAGAGGTACAACGAAATGAATATAGATAAATGTAAAAGCTGTAAGTATTACGTACAATTTTTTAGCGGTTGTGCTTTGTATAATAAAAAGGTTTATTATCGCAACGGAAATTTCGAAGAGTACCCAATGAATATTACTTATATTAAAAAGGACGAATGCAAATATAATTTAAAGGAGTAAATGACTATGACATATAAATATGAGATTAAATATGATACTTATGACGCAGTGAGCAAAAAGTTTCTAACTAAAATTGAATTAGGTGACAGCGAAATATTTGAGAATAGTGAACGCATTAAGAATATTATTAGAGAAAGTGGTGCAACAGTAGACTATCAAGACTGGCAATCAAAGTATAACAAGTATGTATCTTTTGACAGAAAGCCATGCGGTGAGGGTTTTCTAATTCAATACAGTCTAAGTTTTAATAATGAATATCAAAAGAATTATTTCTTCTACTTATTGGATAAATATTATTTAGACTTGAACTATTATGAAGCTATATATGAACTAGAACCATGTGTTCAAGCAGGAAGTAAGGAAGACAGATAAATGAAGGGGTGATTAATGAAGTCAACATACACAACGCCATACGAAGATGAACATGGTATAGACTTAGAAGAGTATAACGCACCAGATTTTTTTATGGGAATAGTACTAACTATAATATTTTTAATTTGCTTTTTAATTTAAGCAGGAAAGGATAAGGACTAATATGGATTTCTTAATAGGAGCAGTGACAGGCAGTTTTGCAGCTTTAATGCTATCAACAATAGTGTATCAATCAAATATGAACGAATTACTTAAAAGGTATGGAGAACTAACAAAACTAATAAGGAGATTTAATAATGAATATAATAGATAGTAAATTGGTATTTAAAAAAGATAAACTATTAATTAGAAGAATGACAGAAGCGATAGTTCTACATCATTCTTGTAGTAAAGGACAGACAGTACAACAAATACATAGGGAACACCTAGGTCGAGGGTGGAACGGGATAGGATATCATTATTACGTCCGACGTGACGGCTCTATATATACCGGTAGACCTCAGTTTGCTGTTGGTTCTCACTGTCAAGGATATAATAAGGATACGATAGGGATTTGTTTCGAAGGTGATTTTAGAAAAGATAAAATTACACAAGAACAAATTGTAGCTGGTAAGGAACTTATCGAATACCTTAATAGTAGTTATAAGGAAAAACTTAAAGTGTTTAATCATGGAGAACTAAATGCTACTATGTGTCCAGTAATTAATCTAAGGGAGATATTGACAAATGAAATTTATTAGTGCTTTAAAACAAATAATAAATAATTTTGAAGATGCTGAGACGTTGTACAATAGTGAAGAAGGTCCCTACCTAGCAACTGGATACTGGCTAAGCGAAGAGGATTACTTTAAGCTAGGACAAATAATAGAGGACATGGAAGGGTCAGCAGAAGATGTTTAGAGAATTTGATACTAATATAATGGAAAAGTTTGGAACTGATTACAATAGTAATAAAAGACAAAGAAGGAAAACTATTAAAGATAAATATATTACGACGGAAGTATTTATTAAATTAGTGAACAAATGCTCAACGTTACACACCAGTAGAAAAGAGATTGTGTCTAAGTTAATGGATATAGGTATTTCAAACAATATAATAGCACAAGTGATTAATGTAGTAATACCAGATGCGAAAGCTACAAGTAATAGCGTGGCAGCAATAGTTAATACTATTAGAAAAGAAAATAAAAAGGTCGACGAGTTACTTAAAGATATAGAGGAATTATGATTAGCACAGATTTATTAACGATGATTGCAATAGGATTTGTAACATTTACAGTATGCATAGTATCTTTATCGCTAACATGGGAGATTTTACAAAATGGCGACTAGGACAATTTTATTATTGGCTGACGAGAAAGCGTTAAGAACTGAATTAAAGAACAGAGATAGAAATGTACCAAAGATACTATTCTGTTTTGGCAATAGTTTTATTAGTCATCTTATTCAGGCTAAGACGCAGATAAATAGAAAAGAACGAGTACCGTCACACGTAGCTATGATATACGGTGATTATATATATGAAAGCACGACAGACGTTGCAAAAGTAAACAAGAAAAGAATACCCAAAGGTGTACGTCGGTGGCAATTGAAAGATTTCTTAAAGAACGAAAAGAAAAAAGATACTCAATACTATCTTGTAGATTATCCTAATATGGATTATAACAAAATGGAAGATAATATTCATAGACCTTATGGAATAGATTACATTCTAGACTACATGTTAAAAGATGGCAGTGACGGTGATGGCGATGGATTGATATGCTCACAGTATTGTAATATAGTTTGTAATATAATTCCTGATAGAGAATGTGTATCACCAGCAGAATTATTCAGGGAGTTATGCTATGGCTAGATATGAAAGAATAGTAGCTTTAAAAGGCATTCCGTTTTGTCAGACTATATTAGATTATACAATGGCCTTTAACGGGAGGGATATCTATGTATCAGATAAAACATACCTTAGTTTATTAGAATTATTGGGCTTTAAGTATGATTTAGTTGGTGATGCTGTAAAAGATATAGTAACGGAGACTAGGATATATAGGAGTCGTAGAGTGCCAGAATATGTTGCATACGCAATAAAGCGATAAAGGAAGTACACATAACCCGACAGGGTGCAAAGGAACGGAGTGGCAGATGTTTTACAAATTAATAATAGATGAACAAGGTAATATTGAAGTGGTTGATAGAGTAGACTACGCAAAAAGAAATGATGGTTATATCTATGCAACTGAAAAAGAATTTGCATTACTTAACAAAAGAATAGTGTTTAATTATAATGATGAGGTAAAAGATGTATGTTAGAAATAATTAAATTAATATCTTCTATGCTTGCCGTGAGTTTTTTTATTTGCACTTATAATCATAGGGATACTTTTCGATATTTGGAATTAAAGAATAAGACAATATAAGTAAGTAAAAGATATATATTAATTTGAAGTCTAACAAGACATGGAGAGAAAGTCTCTCCGACACTACTCTTTTAAAACGCAAGCCCTTGAATTTTTATTTAGAATTAAAATGTTACAAAGTAAAATAAAGGAGGTATTCCCCTATGAATAAAATAACTAATGCAGGTTGTCCGCACTTAACAGGTGTAGTATGTAATGCTTATGAAGAATGCGAAATGGGTAAGGCTTGTGACCTTGATTGCGAATGGGTAGAACTCAAACGCAAAGAACAAGAGTGCGAAGCTCAAAGATATAAACTTAATTATTATATAGAAAAAACAACTCAACTATTAGATGATATTGATAACTATAAGCAAGCACTTGATGAAATCAGACAATATCGAATTGCTGAAATTAACAACGAAGGTGAAGAGGAAAACGACACGATTTTAAGTATTATTGACGAAGTAGAGAACGGTAAATAATTCTTAACAAAACACTTGACAATTAAATAAGAATAGTTTATACTATATATACATACGCCCTGTCGGGCTAAAAACTGGGTGGAGTAACAGTATTCATAATCATATAAATTCCTTTCTTTTTTATCTACTCCTCAATACTACACGATAACCTCCACCCTTTTATTTTTTTTAGAAGTAGGAAGAGCGTAATAATTTTAAAAACAGGAGACATTCAAAATGGAAATAAAAATTTCAAGAAATATTGACGACTCAGGGTTATTTGAAGAATATGTTCTTTATAGCAAACAAAAAGAATTTATGAAAAACAAGACAATGTCAGAGGGACGACTAAAAGATTATTTGTTTCATCAAGTCGTTAATTGTAAGATGAAATTAGTTGAAGATAAATAATTTTAATGATGAAATATAAAACCTTAGAGGAGGATTAAAACAAATGACAGAAATGAAAAAATGTGAAGCTTGCGGCAAAGAATTCGAAGCAAGAGGCGATTGGCAAAAAGTGTGTATTGACTGTTTTAAAGCAGGGCACACACCCAAGCCTGAAAGCAAAGCAGCATCTAAAAGAGAATTCAAGCCTAAGACAGAAGCACCAGTTAAAAAACCTATTGATGCTACAATGTTTAGAAAAGCTTATGATGAATTGAAAGCAGAATTTGCTGACGAACTAGATAACGTGAAAGAATATCTAGGAGGTTGGACTTCAACGCTAGTAATTAATAGGAGCAAATAGTATATAGATATAATAATCTCTAAACAATGGAACTTTAAAATTAGAGGATTTGATATTATGGACGAGCCATTAAACATTGATTTTATATCAGAAATAACTTGGGCAAATTATGAAATTGCAAAGGAAACTGAGCGAATTAAAGAGCTGGAACATCGTGGAAGAACAAATAATACTAGAATTAAAAAAGTTAATAAAGGATTTAGAAGTAATCACTAGGGTGAACAATCTATTATTAAGTAGATTTATCTTAGAACTAGGAACTGTGCGTAAGGATTTGGGTCTACCAAAAAGATGTACATTTTTTAGATTTGAATTACTTCAAGAAGAATACGATAAGTTAGTTCAAGAATTTGGAAAGTATGAAACAGACAAAGCTTTATATCGCTTAGATAGAACTTTAACACAGAATAAACAACAATGCCCGAATAACATAGGAAAGTATATTCGAAACAGATTAAAAAAGAATAGGCTAAGTCGTGAAAGAGCAAGTAAACACAAACCAACAGAATAATAAAAAGTATTTATCCAGATGTCAATATTATGGAAAACTTATTGATTGGGACTACGTTGAGCAGTGTATGGTTTTGAAATTTGCTGTCTATACAGCGACCGAATATTACGGAAATACTTCCACTGTAAGAGTATATGTACCGACAGAAATGGAAGACGATATAATTAACGAATTATTTAAGGGAGATAATTATTTTATTATCGCTGCACCTTATAGAGTTACATTTAAACAAACATATAAATATAGAGTAGATTTACTCTTAAATATATTTAAAGAGATAATATAATAAATGGCTAAGAATGACAAAGGTAATGATATATATAGTATGATATTAGAAATAGTATTCAATCTTTCGCCGAAACAAGCAGAAGGATTATATGCTTATCTTTTACCTCGCTACACCAAAAGAGCTAGGAGTAAATTATATAATGCTGACGGAGAAGAAGATGTCAATGGAAGGATAAGACTTCTACCATCTCAGTATCAGGCAATAAGAACCAAGTACGGCGACAACTATATGCATAAGGCCTTTAAAGAATTAACCAATTATATTTTATTCTTAGAAAAAAATCAAGACGTTCCGAAATACAAACAAAAATTAAAGAAACTAGAAAAAGAAACGCATAATATGATACTAGCCTCTGATGGTGGTTGGGTATATCGAAAGTGCAAAAGCTATGCAGTGAATGACCGAATACCAGTGAATATTAATCCGTTTTTAATAGACGACTTAAATACCGCTCGCTTGTACATACAAAGTTTACCAGCCAACCTAAGAGATATGCCAGACGTTCAAAGTTTATTATTAAGATTTCCACAGTTAGTAGATGAGTTCAATGACAGAATTTGATAACGAAAAGCCTAAAAAGATATTCAAGCCAGTGCCATTATTAGATGGTATAGAAGAAATTCGTCAAGATTTCGAGGAAAGAATAGCTCAGGGGGACGTTGTATATGGAATAGAAATTCTAGATGACTGTGTCGAAACTATTAGAAAAGGAAGTATAACTTTCTTGATAGCAAGGGCAAACGTAGGTAAATCAAACGTCGCACAAATAATAGCACTCAACTTGGCAAAACAAGGGAAGAAAGTTTTAATATGTTCTTGTGAAATGGGTGCAGGATTATTGATGGAACGGCAGCTCAAAAGAATGACTGGTATAAGTACCAAACAATTAAGGGAACTATATGAAAAAAGTAGAGATAAAGCTAATTACGTTCTTGACTCTGTCTTTGATAGCAGGTTCGATTACTTGCATAACGTTGATATATGCGAAACTGGCGGAGCAACAGTTGATGACATTGTCTCAATGCTCAATTGTTTCCCTGAGTATCATTATATTGTCATTGACTATATTCAGAGAGTGAGGGGACAAGGTAAAGAATATGAAGTAATAACTAATACAGCGAGAGAATTGCAGACATACGCTAGACAAACAGGTAAAGCAATGATAATATGTTCACAAGCAAATAGAACCTCAGAAGGCGATGCTAAGAAGGATACTATGGCTATCCGAGGTAAAGGCTCAGGGAGCATAGAAGAAGACGCAGACGTAGGTTTATCCCTTATGGAAGAGTACGAGGGAGATAGGAAGTATATATTGGCTACACTATTTAAAAACAGATACGGTGCTTTAAAAAATATAACATATAAATATTCTTATGACGATAGACTTAACCTTGTATTACAAGAAAAAGGATATACTGGGGGTTAAAATGTCAGGTATAGCTCAATTACCCAAAAGAGTAGCACTTGCAATAATGTTACTAAAAGCACTAGACCTGAGACTTTCATTAAGATTGATACAAATGATATTATATTTGTGGAGAGAGTTCTCAATAAAAACAGAGATAATTCCAGTGATACAAGAATATAAAATATCATTCCATTATAAAGATGAAAGACTGAGTGGTTTTAAATTAAAGGATTTAAAAGAATTAATTCCAGTAATAGAGAAATTGAAAGAAAGCAGGATAGATTGACAGATAAGCAACAAGCAAAATACGACTTAACCGACGATGGTAAAGGCAAAAAATATGACAGTGGCAAATCTATGGTAGGTACGCTATGTAGAGTATTTCCTCATGCGTTATTAGGTGTAGGACAGTGTATCGAGTTTGGGACTCACAAGTATCCAAAACCCGATAATTGGAAACTGGTAGACGAAGCCTTTACTCGATATCAAGATAGTATGATGAGGCACTATTTAAAATTCCTTGCAGGGCAAGAAAAGGATAGCGAAACTAACTTATTGCATTTAAAACACATGGCATGGAATGCCCTTGCCATATTAGAATTGTATTTAATGGAGTACAATGAAGAAGATTTGTTTATTTAATGAAAACAAAGGATTAGCAGCTAAGATAGCTGTAAATAGAATGCATACCGTACGGTCTGTCGAAGATAAAGAAGACATCTTTCAAGATGCTTACGTTGGCTTAATGATGGCCGCCGAACACTATGACGAGACAAAAGGAATAAAATTTTCTACGTATGCTTACCGAGTTATCCAAAGAAAATTAAACGAGGAGACTAATAGAAAACAAATGGAAATGGGTAACATTCATATATGGAGAAGTAGCAAATTAGGAAGTAGACCTGACTTAAAGCCTGACCTTATAGGCGAAAATCTTATGCGGACAATTAAGTATGATGAAGACATGGATAAAGAAATATCTTTAAAACGAAACAGGGAACTTCTTCTTAAATATATAAATAGATTACCAGAAGACGTAAGAATAGTTTTAGAACTATCTTTTGGGTTAAACGATACTTGGAGAGTATATGCTCAAAAAGAGATTGCTAAAATGTTTAATTGCACACCACAGGCTATTTATATTAAAAAGAAAAAAGGTATAAAGATGCTACGAAGATTTTTAGAACGTGAGGGGGTACTAGATGTATACGCTTAACGATGCAAAGCTAGACTGTCTAAGGGAGTTCAAGAGTCTCGGACTCGAAACTCCTAGTCCCCTGTGGTTGGATTTTATTATCAAGTTAATCGTTGAAGACTTTTATAAGCAGCCATTTATTCTCGAAGGTTCTTTGGCTAATATTGGACTAGGTGTGAAAGACGATGGAGAAATTCCTATTAATGATAAATATGCCAGAGATATTATTATTAATGGAGTATTAGGTGTTTATTATGCAGATAAAGACCGAAATAAATTGGACGATTATGCTTATAAAATAATGATAATATCACAAGAATATAACGAGTTTTT